AGTAATTGCTGGTCTATTATCTACATAAATGATGTTTCCTGAATATTTTTTAACTTCAGGATTTGCAAGACCATTAGTAAATTCTTGACCAAGGTAGTATGTCCTACTATTTATTACTGTAGATATACCGGAAAAAGATGTATTTATTGCTAGGTTGGAACCAGACGATGGTACAATAATTAAACTTCCACCAGTTGATGGGGAACTGGTAAATTCTGTCAAATCAAATCCATAAGTTGGATTTGTAACTGCAACTCCAACTGTCGTGAATCCGGCAAGAGAACGATCTTGCCAGTACTTAAGAACTCCGGTGGTTTGATCATAACTAATAACTCTTCCAACAGCCGTAGTTCCTGTTGCCACAGTTTGTGTAAAATATGAGTCTGTGGTAAAAGTCGCTGAACTATATCCAGTTCCTGCAAGTCTTAGAGCATAGGCCGCGCTCGCTTTATCTGAAGTCAGTAAACTTCCAGAACTTACTCTTGGACTTTCAACTACTCCCACTCTTGCAATTTGATTTCCAGTTATAAAATCTGGATTTTGAGTATCGTTTTCTATTCTAGAGTATAAAAGAACGTTATACGCTCCAAGTTCACGGTAAATATCGGCGCCGTGACCTCCTTTAGGAGAAATAATAACATCAAATGTTGGTCTAGTTGTTCCTGTTGGAACGTTTCCTGCGATTAAATCAACATTACCATAAGTATATCCAGAACCTTGACTAGAAACAACTACCGATTCTACTTTTTGGTCATTGTTAATAACTACAGTACATTCTGCTCCTGTTCCATCTCCTTTGATGGGAACTCTTGTATAAGTTCTATTTGCAGTTCCTAATCCAACGCCACTATTTGTAACAGTTACAATTTTAATAGAACCATCGACTGCATTATCTCTTACTGCAGCATTGTCAGAAGATGATTCCCAATTTGCAGGAACTGGGAAAAAATCAGACGTTTCAAACTTTGCGACCTCTGATGGTTTTAATGTATAAAGATATTTCCAAATATAACCATCACCACTTGTTCCAGCAGATCTTGGTTCTAAATCAGTAAATGTTGGTTCATCTAATGATGGTTTACCATTTGGTGTATCTGGAGTAGTCCCGTTTTGTAAGCAAATATAAACCCTATAATCACTATTCAAAACATAGTAGGATGCGGCATATAGATTTGTTGCACCAGATACTTTAGCAGTGTTTGATCTACTATAGTCGTGACGATACATATCATATGTTGTTCCAGAAGACCAAACTCTTTTCTGAACAACCTGCCTTACATCAGTTGCATTAATTTTTTTTAATGCAACCATTGTGTCCCAATAACTGTTTTCTTCATCAAAAGAATCTTTTGGTGGAGGGGGGTTTGAATCCCAATCAGATTGAATTTCAGTTGGATTTGGCAATCCAATAAAAGAATAATATGAATTACCCGAAGAACTTACTCCAGCAACAAAATTCTTTGCATTTAATATTCTAATCTGATCAGTTATAATTGCTGCCATTTGATGGTTTTTTTATCTATTTATGAAATGTAATTGAGGTATTTTAGTGAAGAACTTCTTTTAATCACTGTGCCAGTTGCTATTCCTACATATCCATTTGTAGTATATGCATTATAAGAAACCTCTTTTTCTCTAGTGCCTAAAGCAATTCTTCCCCAACTATATTCGCCATAAAAATTACTAAATCCTACACCAGAAAGTCCATTATAAGAGGTAAGACTTGCAGTAACCTTTGCAACATATGTTACGCCAAGACCAGGGGTAGAAGTTTGTGCAATAGAAACAGCAACAGCTTGATAAACGTTGTCTAAGAAGGTGCTTCCAACCCCAACAATGGATCCATTTGAATCTAATGAAGTAACTCCTTGACCTATATTAGAGTTATGGATTACAAAATAATATCCAGTGGCAATTCCGCTAATAGTGGTAAATCCAGTAATCGATGAGTTTCTTAATGGAGAGTCTTTTGGAATTAAGAAATCAAATATAATTCCTGTCGAAGCGACACCAACCGTTGTTGTTGATATTCCAGTTATAATACCAAAATCTCCTTCATATGTAACTACAGTATTTTCTTCTATGGAGAAAGATGGAGGAGCAATTAGAACATTTGGAACATTAGTTGTTGTATATCCTGTTCCTGGACCAGTTATAGAAACCGAAGTTACAATGCCTGCAGTTATAGATGAAGTTGCAGTAGCAGTTGATCCAAATCCAACACTATTTTCAATTGTTATTGTGGGAGCACTAGAATATCCAAATCCACCATCAGATATTACAATCGAAGAAATAGTTCCACCAGAAGAAACAATAGCTGTTGCAGCCGCAGAAACTTTACTATCTTGAGATAGTATTAAAATGTCCTTTTGGAAGTTAAGAGTAGTATCATTTTCATTTAGTGGATTAAAGAATGGACGAATAGAATCTACAAATACTACTGTTGAACCAATTCCAACCGACTGAATTAGGTATGAAGAAGGATAGATTAAAGCTTCATAAAGAATTCTATCTTTTCCAACTTCTTTTTCGTCGATAATTTTATCTTCAGTTTGCCTACACCAAGTAACCGGTCTTAGAACAGTTGGGTTGTTAACTAAACCTGGACCATAGTATGGGATAGTTTTTACTAAATCTGTGGAGTCTATAGAACTTACATTTCTTTCAGTTTCTTGTAACGTTGCTGGTTGTCCTATAGATGAATCATAACCAATGGTTAAGTCATCACCAACTTTAACTGTTTCTAAAACATTTCTTTCAATAACATCGATTGATCCACTTCCTCTATAGAAAATGATCTTACATAAATCTCCAACTTTAGGTGCCTCTGTAAACGTAATTACACTTCCACCCGCGAACTGATATCCAGATCCTGGAATTTGAAGTACATCATTTAAGAATATGAGAAGATTATCTTGAATATTAATATTTGAACCTCTTGCGGATCTTATAGAAATCAACGATCCAGCAACTCTTAGTGGGAAAGTAACTCTGGACCCATCAAATAAATCTTCTATATTATCTAAAACTTGCAGTTCTCCAATTGACCATCCAGTAAATTTATCACTGATTGTATTTTGTATTGAAATTTGGAATTCTTTGTATGTCTTAGTTGGATCTGTGGGAATACCAACGGTTCCTCCAATAGAAACTGTTAATACCTCTCCTTGACCATAACCATATCCAAGATTTTTGATTTCAAAATCAATTATACTTGATCCTTGTCCAACCACCACATCAACAGTTGCCTGACTTCCCAATCCAGTTGGTGAAGAAGAACTGTAAACCAATGGTAGATTTGAATAAGAAAGAGGATCATCAATTACAACATATGGTGGATTTGAAGATGTATATCCAGTTCCTGGGTTTGTAATTGCAATACTAACAATATTTCCATTATTTACAATTGCAGTTCCAATAAAATGAATAGATGGGGTTCCCGTGCTAGATGTTGCAACACCAACTCTTACTACTCCAGTTCCTGATCTATATCCAGAACCACTGTTACCAATACTAATAGAGGAAATTGTACCTAGTCCAGAAACAATTGCAGTTCCACCAGCAGATACCAAAGGTTGATAACCAAAACCTTCAGTAGATCCAACAGAAACTATTACGCCACCAGAAGGTAGTGAAGATGTATTAACATCATAAGCAATAGATGTAGCAGCACCAGTAAATGTTATCGTTGTTACCCCGATTGACTCTGATAAGTAGTAATCGTTTGATAAACCAGGACCTTGGAAGATATCATTGATTAAGATGACTGCATTTTCAGTAGAAATTCCAGTAACACTAGTTCCGTTAGACTTTAGATTGAAGTTTTTAGTCTTTCCGTTAAATTGGTTGGAAATATCATTAAAGACATAATTTTTATAATATGTTTCATCAGTTCCCGCAGGAATTCCTGATCTTAAGAATGTTCTTCCTTGGAAATTTGAACTCGTAGATATTCCGACCCAATCTCTCTCATCTGGTCTGTTTGTTGAGGTAGAAAGTGGAACATTTCCATAAGGAGCTTCTACAAAGTTTAATATATTATCTACAATGTTGTAATTTCCTACGACTTTTGTGACCAATGTTCCAGTAGAATATCCAGCAACTGATGTTCCCATCCAAGGTCTACGAACTCTAAAGGAATTCGTGCTTCCAACACCAACTGAATCAATCCTCATTATTTCGCTACCAATTTTGATAAGATCGCCACCAAAGAAAGATGTTATGCCACTTACATAAATCAAATCATCAGTGCTAAATGCGTTAATTGCTAGAGTTGTTGTTTGTGCTGTAGAAACAATAGGTGATTGAATGAGATTATCAATTGCAACAATTACCTTTGCATTTTGATTGATTGCAGTGAATGCGTGAGATGTGCCAATTCCAACCGAAGTCAAATTCAAAACTTTTGGCGTCAAACTTAGTGCATCTTCTGCATTTCTTGCCAATTTGATTGTATTTTCATTTACCTTTACAATATAAACATTTGATGGTAACCTATCTGTTGTACCTATACCAACACCAAAGTCTGTAGACGCAATGCCAATTGCTTGTGTGCTTCCAGCTCCTGGATTCGTATATGTAACTTTTTCGCCTGTGACAAAGAAATGATTTGGGATAGTTATTGTATCCGAATCAGTATTTGCTATAGAGACGCTACTGCCATTAAAGTCTCTTCTAAAAATTTGGAATCCTTTATGTTTTAGATCAAATTCACGTTTAATATCTCTTTCAGTTCCAAAATAAGTTCCATAATTTGTTTCAATACTTCCATTATTAAACGATACTACATCTTTTTCATCATCCTGATGTCTCAATGCATTAAAGAATCCAACAATTCTAGTATCAATACTTGGTAAAGGTGTAAAAGTAAGTTCGGTTGTTGATCCATTCTTTCTTGCACCAAAAGTTCCAAGTCCAGAATTGGTTTCAACGTTACCAAATTCAACAATATAAATTTCACCAACACTCTCATCAGTTTGATCATCCAAAAGAACAATTTCAGATAATTGATATCTATTATTAGTAGTATCTGCAACTTGAACTAAACAATATGAACAATCATAATCTCCGGGGTATTC